ATGGTCATTTGAATACAATACCAAAAAGGCTTTTATTCTCAATTTAACCGATCCTTTAAATATAAAAATAATAACTCCTTTTATTTTACGGAGAAAACAATTAGGAGAAGTATCTCAAAAGATATTTCAGGAAATCCATAATATTGAGAAATCAGATTTAAGTACTTTCATAGCGTTTTCAATTGAAATAATTGGTAATATGCTTGACAAAAGAAAAATGGGATCAGTTGAATATTTTATTAATATGATTTATTTAGATATTAAATCAAAAGCTGATAAATTTGCTATTATTCCTATATTAGGTGAATTAGTTGAAATAATTGATTACTCTACTGACTACCATTTATCACAATTCCCCGATCAAAAAATGGAAGCTATCCATGCAGCATATTTTGAAATAGTTTTAAAAGGATTAACTGATGAATATTTAATTAACAACGATGGTGAAGTACAATTATTAACCAGAATAGAAGAAGATCCAGATCCACAAAATGAATATAACCTCGCTGATATGACTCCAATAAATTTGGAGGAAATATAAATGATTAAGATAGAAGATTTTAATTTTAATTTAAGATCCAATCCACAAATGCAAGAATTTCTATATGAGTTTTTGCAATTAACGCCATTTAAAGAAACTAAAAAAGGTGGAGCTTCTACTGATGAAGAAGTAATTAATCATTATGCAGATCAGGGAATTGAATTTTGTAAATTATTAATTCAATACAGAAAACTTCATAAGGCATTGACTACTTATGTTTATGATATAAAACGCAACGTCTTTGATGATGGAATGATTCATCATGAATTATGGCTCAATATAGCTGAAACATTTAGATCATCATCAACTGATCCTAATTTACAAAACGTACCAAAACACGGATATATAATTGCTGGATTAATGTGGAAAATAATTCGCAAGATATTTGTTAGACTTGGAGATGATTGGTTATTGGGAGAAGTTGACTATGATGGTGCAGAAGTCAAAGTAGCTGCAATGGTAGGAGATGATCCTCAATTAATTGAAGATACAAACAATGACTTGGATATGCACAGTCATTGGGCAATTCAATTGTTTGGATTAAAAGGCTATTCATATGAACAAGTTAAAGAAAAATTTGGTGAGAATGAAAGATTCATAGCAAAAAACAATTTTACCTTTGCTACCTTATTTGGAGCAGGAAATAAATCAATTGCTCTTGAAATGAGAAAATCAGAATTTTATGAAACTTATGTAAAACAATTTTATAATCAACGAATGACTAAGAATCAAGGATGGACAGATTATTTTATTGACTTTTCAGACTACCATGTTCAGGAATGCCAGGATGCGTTTTATACTCGATACCATGTTCATAAGGTATGGCAGGATACTATAGTTGACAACTATTACAAAACTGGTTATGTTGATAATCCCTTTGGATTTCGTAGACGATATCCACTTCAACGTAATGAAATAATTAATCATCCTATTCAATCAACTTCTTTTCTTTTACTTCTTGATTCATTAATTTTAATTGACAAAGAATTAATAAATAATAATTGGCGTACTCATTTAAACAATCAAATTCATGATTCTGGATTGGCTAATATTCATAAATATGAGGTTGGAGACTTCATAGATATGAGTAATGATCTGATGACTAATAAACCCCATCTACCTTGGACTCAGAAAATAAAGATGAAAACGGATTGGGAATTTGGTAAGAATTGGCTTGATATGAAGCGTGTACCTTCAGCAGCAGGAGAAACAAGGCTATAACAATGCATCCATCTTGTAAATGGAATGATTCATACATTGGCAAACAGTTTGGTTATTTGACTATATTAGGTTTAAGTTCAAAAAGAGGCAATAGTGGAGAAATAAAAGTAATTTGCCAATGTATTTGTGGAAAAATAATTGAACCAAACTTTTATTTTTTAAGAACAGAAAAACAAATAGATTGTGGTTGTGTATCCAGAAGTATAGCAGCAAAAACACATGGATACTCTAAAACCAAATTATATTGGGTATGGTGTTCTATGAAATATAGATGTATCAATCCAAAGCATAAAAGTTATAAAGACTATGGAGGTAGAGGAATTACAGTTTGTAATGAGTGGTTAAATGATTTTTTAATATTTAGATTTCAAATGAGAAAAAAATATTTAAATGCTAAAAGTAAATATAAAGGAAAACAAATCACAATTGAAAGAATTGACAACAATAAAGGCTATTACTATCATAACTGTACTTTTATTCCAAAAGAACTACAAGCTAAAAATAGAAGAAATGTTCATCCAATTAAAGCTATACACCGTAAAACGGGAGAGGAGGTTTATGGAAAAAACAAAACAGAATTAGCAAAAAAAATAAACATAAGTGATTCTTTTATTTGCTCTATCCTTCATAATAGATATAAATCAAAAAAATGGATAATCAGACCAATATTAACTTCTAAAAAACGAAAGGAGTAAAACAACTATGTTAAATTTGACCAATTACATTAAAAGTGGCTATGGCGCAATTTTTGTTGAGACTATGGAAATGAAAAGAGCAATCAGATCAATCGAAATTGATAAACCATTTAAACAAAAACTCTGGTCTCCCCTTCGTGGACTAATTAATGACTATCACAGTTTTGATAAAGATGAACCAATGAATGCAATTGAAATTCTCCAAAGAACAGTAGGACAAAAACCAGATGGATCATTTCTTGCTGCCCCTGTAAATACTGCCTTTGTTCTGGAATCATTTGATGAATTCATTGAATCATTTGATGTGGTCCAAACTATCCTTGATATCTATGATATGCTCAAGGCAAATGCTACAATGCTTATCATAATAGGTTCTAACTCTGAATCAATCCCCGCCAAATTAAAAGAATTCATCCCTGTTGTAGAATTCCATATGCCAAATAAAGATGATATCAAAAGTATTGCTGAAGGTATTGCTGAATCCTCAATTACAGCATTAGGTGATGAATATGAAGATAAGTTTCAAATCAATGATGCTGTTATTGAAGCCTGTAAAGGATTGACATGGGAAGAAATTGAAAATGCCCTTGCTAAGTCTGCTGTTGAAACCAAATCATTTGATTATCATCATATTATGGATCGTAAAAAGATGGTTATCAAACAAACAGGTTTTATGGAATTCATTGAACCCGAATTAATTGAAAATCTTGGTGGTCTGAAAAAATTTAAATCCTATTGGGAATTAAGGGCTGAACCTTTTATCAACGATAATTCTGAAAAGCCTAAAGTTAAAGCAATACTCGTTGCTGGATATCCTGGAACTGGAAAATCCCTTGGAGCAAAAGTATTAGGATCAATTCTTGATTGGCCTATTATCCTATTTGATGTTGGTGCAATCAAAGAGGGCATAGTCGGTGAAACTGAAAAGAAAATGCGTAAAGCTACCTACACAATTGATTCGATTGGAAGGTGTATTGTTATAATGGATGAAATTGAAAAATTCTTTGGCAATTCATCTGCAAATGGTAGTGTCAGTGTATCAAGTTCTGGAGTCGATGAAGGAATGCTTGGACATATGCTTACCTGGATGCAAGAGCGTAAATCTGAAGGTATCCTTTATGGAACAGCCAATAACCTCGATGTGCTGCCTCCTGAATTTAAACGTGCCGGTGGTAGATGGGATACTATCTTTTTTGTTAATCTTCCCAATTCAAATGAAGTTGAAGAAATCATTTCCATTCACAATCGAAAGTATAAATCTCAAGTTCCTTCAGATTCTAAATTTTGTAAAACATTATCTGATGGAGGATGGTCTGGAGCAGAAATTGAGCAATTAGCAAAAGACAGTCATTATGAACCAATTGATGAATGTATCAAAAACATTCCAATTCTTTCTAAACATGAAGTTAGTAAATTTGAACGTACAAGAGATTTAGCAAAAATGTATCGTTGGGCCAATTCTAAAGAAGAATCTACAGCAAAAATTAAACCCCGTAAATTAAAACTTAAATAAAGGAATAAATTATATGATTAAAGCACATATATTACGAGTACAACAAACACCAAAATTAAGAACATGGTGGATCTGGCCTGATACTGCTATTGATATAACTCAAATAATAAAAACAAAACCACAATCTAAAACATCATTAAAAGAAACATTGATGTTCTTTAATGAAAAATTTTGTTCAATAAAAGAAAAACGCTATAATTTTGTTAAACGTTCAGGAGTTGCTTCTCTTACTGAAGCATCAAAAGCATTTACAGACATAATTTTAAAAAACAAAAGGGAGGGAATAGAATATGAGTCATAATGAAGTAATTGATTTAGAAGTAACAGATCTTAAAACCCTGGCAAACACTGCCAAACGATTAGGTGGCCGATTAATACTCGATGCCAAAACATATAAATGGTTTGGTAGAAACGTAGGGGATTACCCTTTACCGGAAGGCATTGAAGTAAAAGATCTTGGCAAGTGCGAACACAAAATCAAATTCCCTAAAATCAATTATGAAGTTGGAGTTATTAAATCCAAAACTCAAAAAGGTGCATACTCATTACTTTGGGATTTTTTTGATCCAAGTCTCAAAAACAGAATGGGTGGATCTAAAGCAATTGACTTTATTCAACATTATACAATGGAAAAGACAAAGCTTGCCGCAATTTCAAAAGGTAGACTTTGCAGAGAATCAGTAATCAAAACCGAATTAGGTGAAAAGCGCAGAATGGTAATTAACGTTTAAAAGAAAAGGAGATTTATTAATGTCTAATATTGCTATGAGAGTAGAACTCAAAAGTGGAGAAGGATTTAGTTTTAATCTTAATCTTAATGAAACCCATGTATCTTCTACGGCAATTATTGAAAGTCAAATTCTGTATCAGACACAGATGATAAAATTAGATGGAGGAATTATTCATCATAATCAAGAAACTAAAAAAATAACATGGATTCCACTTCATTCAATTCACACTACTCAATTTTTAGTAGAAGATAATTAATTAATGCATGATAAATTAAAAAAATTGTATGATGAATTAAAAGAATTATCTAAAAAATTTTCTATTAAAATAATAACTATAGAAGAAAGGAAAAAATATCCTATGCAAAAACAGATTATTGTAGAAGTTGATGAGGATGGCAAAATTCATTTTGAAACTGATGGTTTTGTCGGTGAAGAATGTATCACCGATGAAGTTGTCAATCACGTTAAAAACGCATTAGGCAAGGGTCTTGGACCAGAATTCAAACCAGTATTTTATCAGAAGAATCAAACAAGAACTGTTCATAAAAACTTCTGTGGCTAATTAGAAATGGATTACTATACTGTTATATTTTTAATTCCTAAAACTGGAGATAGAATTGTAATTGACGGTATTGAAGCTGAAATTGAAAAAAAAATTGATCATCCTGAAACATTATCATTAGCAATTATACTTAAAATGGCTACTCCGACACCTTCAGATCAATATTATAAAATGGCTGAAATGCTTGTAGATGAAAAATTATTTCTTTATTTCAAAGATGTTCATCCTAATTTAATTAAAGGTTATGTTAAAGGTATAATAAGAGATCAGCAGACAACAACAATTAAATTTAATGGTAATGTAACTGATAAAGAATACCTTGACTATGTTACAGAAATAGAAACTGTTTATAATCAAGAAGTATTTAATATTAATCCTGAACCTAAACCTGATCCTGGATTTAAAAAGAAAGTTCACTTTAAAAAAGAAAAAGAAAAGGCTATTAAAATCCTTAAACGCAAACTAACCTTCTAATAAAAGAAAGGAGTAAAAATTATGAAAAGTTTAGCGAAATTAAAAGACAAGCAAATACCTTACAAGATTGCAAATGGAGCAGGAAATGAAGTCAATATATTTGAATTAGGTACACTGCTCCACTTTGAAACTCATTCCTGGCAAGCAAGAAAACGATTGCCAAATGATATTGCCAAAAAGATTTCTAAAAAATCTAAAGGTGATTGGGTCAAGGCTAATAAGATCCTGATCAACAGGGATCATTTAATTGAAATGAATTCTGTAATAACAGCAGCACGAAATTATGTTTGGAACGTGTCTAATCCATTCCCAATTAAAGGCATCAACTTCATTGCTATTGCCATTGCTGAAGAAGCAAACAAAAAACTTCAGGAATTCAGTAAGCAATTACAAAAACATGTCAAACCTTTTGTAGAACAATATAGTACACATATCAAAGAAGCAAAGAAACAATTAGAAAAAGATAATCTGTTTAATGAAGAAGATTATCCTGATCCTGATAAAATTGGATCAAGGTTTTGGATTTATTGGAGAATGTTTGACATGGTAATTCCCTCCAATGCTACCGATGCTATCTATAAAGAAGAATCCAAACGAATCAAAAGTTTATTTACTCAAACCAGAACCGAAACCATTCTTGCTTTACGTGAAGGTTTTGGTGAGATTGTTACTCATTTAGCTGAAACCATGAACGGCAAAGTCAAAGGTGAAAAGAAAAGACTTCGACCTGAAGCGATTGAAAAGGTAATGAACTTTTTTGATACCTTCCAATATAAAAATGTGTTTAAAGACATTGAATTAGATGGTCTGGTGACTCAAGCAAAGGAACTTCTAATCGATGTAGAACCCAAAGACCTTAAAAATGATAAGTCTCTGACAAAGCTTATTAACACTGAATTAGATGATATTAAAATTCAATTAGATAGTTCAGTTGAAACTTTTAAACGCAAATTAACTTTCTAAAAGGAGTCCTTAAATGCCTTTTGACAGTGAGTTTACCCTTGATCGATTTAATCTGGAAGTTGAAGCAGGCCGACAATCTGAATTAATTCGCAAATATGGAAAACTTGCTTCCAGATACAAAGGTTTAGCTCTTGATGAAAAACGTAAATTAGAAATCCTTGAAGGAGAATTAACTGAGGACTATAGACGCAATAAAAAGTTGTATGGATTAATGAAAGATACTGATGCTATTTTATTGCGTTTAATTAAAGGAGATCCAAAGTATGAGGAACAGTTTTATAAATGGATTAAAGCTGATCGTAAATTTGAAGATGCCAAGAGTGCAGTTCAATCATTAGTCAATAAAGGTTTCATGATTAAGATTGAAGCTGAACTATGGCTTAATAACTATTATTCAGAACCCACGGTTTATCACAGGAAACCAAAACGTATTCAATTGGATAGAACAGAAGAATTTTAACCACTAAATTTAAGGAGAAAAATTATGTCATTGTTAAGTGATCGGTTAAATAAGAAAAAAACAATTTTAGGTGGTGGTATTGTTAAAAAATCTGGTGGATCATTAGCATCTAAATTTCAAAAAAGATCCCGATCTGTTTTAGACAAAACCTATGAATCCAGAGAAACACGATCTAAAGCAGGTAGTATGGGCAAACAAATCTTTGAAAAAGAAATATTAGAAGAATTTTCAATTACTGAGTTTCAGCCTACTTCTGGAGATCGATTCATTGAGATTCTTCCAATCAGTTTTGATCCCAATGTACCTTATTTTAGAGAAACATCTGTTCATTTCACAGTAGGTTTTTCCAATGATCAATTCATTTGCCCCTATCGATTCTTGGGTCAAAGATGTTATCGATGTGAAATACAGCAAAAAATGTTCCGAGTAAATAATTCAGTTACTGATGAGATTAAACGTCTATATCCTTCAGACCGAATTATTTATTTACTTTGGGAACGAACCAAAGAATTGCTTGAAGAAGAGCCTCCCGATTATTCCCTCCAATTATGGAATGCTCCAAAAACAAAAGTCCATGCCAAAATTCAAAACCTGACAAGAGATAAAATCAAAAGAACCACCTTGGATATATCCGATGTATCAACAGATGAAGGACGCACAATTGGATTAACAATATCAAGACAAGGTGATTTTCCTGATTACAGTGGTTTTGAACTTCATCAAAGACAGGGGCCTATTCCTGAACCAATCCTTGAACAGTTAGAAGCAATCATCCTTAAAGCAGATGAACAAGGCTATCAAAAATGTAGTCTTGATATGTTCTTTCATTTTGCTGATTATGATGAAATCAAAGAATCTATGCAAACTGAAGAAGATGGATCAGAACAAGAAACTGAAGAAGGTTCTGAGACCACTGTTAAACAACGTTTTCCACGTCAACAAAAAGAAGAACAAGGAGCATCACAGGTTACTATAACCAAAGAAGATGTTGAAAGGGAAACCCTTGAATATTGTGAAAATTTACAAAATGAATTAACTGAAGCTTCATCATTTACATTCAATAAATGGTGTAAAGAAAATAAATATTCAGAAGCAATTGGTATGGACAAATCAGAAGCAATAGAAGCTATTGTTGAAGATATCTATACTAATATGATGGCTGAATCCGATATCCCGCTTTAATTTTAAAGGGGAGGCTTCAATTTAGCTCCCCTAACCTACTTTTTAAGGAATAAATCTAAATGGCAAGAATTAAA